ACCTTGACAAGCTATAAGTTATGTGGTATACTATAAGGTAACAAATGCCAAAAAATAGCTCTAAGACAAAGAAAACACCAACTAAGATTTCTAAACCTGTCAAGAAAAGAGCCTCATTAATGGATATCAGAAGAGCCAATGAGGGAATCACTAACTATGAGATTATGTTAAGTAAGATCAGGCCGTTTCTCTTGTTAGGTGTGAGTTTACGGAGAGCCTGTAGCCAAGCCCTTGTGAGCTACGATACAGCTTACGGAATGTACAAAAGATCAAAAGATTTCGCTGATGCAGTGGATAATGCCCGAGATAATGTCTCAAACATTGCCAGATCAAAGTTAGCAATGAGTATCAAAGATCCAAAGTATCATGAGAAGGATGTGAAATACTGGCTGGACAATGTCGATCCAGCTATCAAGCGTCAGGGTATCAAAGGTACTAAGGTTACTGCTGGAGATATCACAGTTTCCGTTGTCAGTTACGAGTGAGTCATACTCGACCAATCTACTTGCTTAGTTTCCTAGTGTAGCATGTCGCTGTATCTAGTATCCTATAGTGTGCCAAGATTATTAACTCTAGTAAGTAACTAATGTTAATTACTTCCTCTCTGTATCCTATAGTATCAAAGGAGAGAGCTACTATTGGAACTGTTCCAGAGTAACAGGGGGGCTAAGTTTTCAGAGGGGGAGGGTTATATATATACAGAGTATGGAGAGAGAGCTTGTCAGTCACACCAATCTAGATTAGAGTAACTGTGACCTTAAAAAAAAGCTGAAGTATAATATTACTGTACCCTATAGTATGATAACACTTTTGTTATCCCAAGAGGTTAATCTTCCTCAAAAAACAATGAGAATTTTACCTTAAATTAATAAGGTTTAAAAAGTTTTATTTGCCGATTACATAGTATTTGCTAATGACTTACGCTGTTATGGTTGGGTGTCTCCTCTACCAGAGAACACTTATCTAAGTCCACCCTCAATGTTGGATACTACAATCAGTACGGTAGCTGTACTATTGACTGCCTTTCCATTGCATACGGAGTTAGCGAGTGGCAACTCTACTATGTTTTTTCAATCTGCTTGTATACTCTTGTTAGAGCCCTGTCGGCTCAGTTTAATCCCACATACTTTTAGGTGCTGTGAGCAGGGTTCTGAGCTATCCTCTTCCTACACCATTTAAACTAACTATTTTGCTTACATATTTATATTGACTGTTCTTGTTAGCATATATCCATTTTGATAATTTATTGTCGGTTTTTTTAAAATGCTTAATAAGTTCCTCTACAAAGTTTTCGGGCGACATACCATAATGCAATACTGGGTTATAGAATTGTATAATCTTATCTTTATAACTCACAGATAATATATTTCTCTTTTTCGCCTCTTCTTGTAGGAGCTTAGTAGCTTCTCTATATTTTTTAGTGTTTCTAAGTTTCATATTATAACAGATGAGTTGGAGGATGAGCCAAAACAAAAGTCATGACGAGTCCAACCCATCCAATAAGAAGTATACCATAATCTATAAAATTTGTCAAGGACTTTCACGTACGGAAACCCGTATAATGAATACCTATTCATAATATTAGCCCTTGACATCTTATAGCAAATGTGGTACTATAGGATTAATGCCTAATTTAGAAACCAAAATGATAGGGGGTGGTCTTAGACGATGCCGAAAGAAGCAATAACGTTACCTTATAAATTTAAACCTAGAGATTATCAACTTCCAATTTTAAGAGCTTTAGACAGAGATAAATATAAAAGGGCGATTGCAGTATGGCATCGTCGTTGACGTTCGGGTAAAGATTTAACCTTCATAAACTATATGTTTAAGAAGATGTTTGAAAAAGTCGGGGCGTATTATTATTTCTTTCCAACTTATGCTCAGGGAAAAAAAGTATTATGGGAGGGAATGGATAGGGAGGGGTTTAAGTTTCTCAATCACCTGCCTAAAGAATTAAGAAAAACCACAAACAACCAAGAAATGGTGATAGAAACTGTTAATGGTTCTGTATTCCGAGTAATTGGCACAGATAAGATAGATAGTATTTTAGGAAGTAACCCTATCGGATGTGTATTCTCAGAATATTCTTTACAGGATCCAAGAGCTTGGGATTTCATTAGACCTATCTTAGCAGAAAATGGAGGATGGGCATTGTTCAACTATACTCCTAGAGGAAAAAATCATGGATATACCCTATTAAACTTTGCTAAAAAAGATCCTACATGGTATTCAGAGATATTAACAGTTAAAGACACTAAAGCAATATCCCAAGAAGTGTTAGATCAAGAGTTAAAAGAAATAATGGATAAGAATGGCGAAGATAGTCTATACCAACAAGAATACATGTGCAGTTTTGACGCACCAATACAAGGATCATACTATGCTAAACAACTTATGGATGCTGATAAAGAAGGTCGTATAACTAATGTACCTTATGATAAAACGATACCTGTTAATACTTACTGGGATCTAGGAATTGATGATACAACTGCTATCTGGTTTGTCCAAAATGTTGGTCAAGAAATAAGACTTATAGATTATTATGAGAATTCTGGAGAAGGATTACCACATTATGCTAAAGTCTTACAAGATAAAAATTATATCTATGGAAAACATTATGCTCCACATGATATTCAGGTTAGAGAGTTAACTACAGGGAGGTCGAGATTAGAAACCTCCAGAAAGCTAGGACTTAATTTTAAGATAACAGAAAATTTACCAGTAGCAGATGGAATTGAAGCTGCTAGAAATATATTTTCTAGATGTTGGTTCGATGAGGATAGGTGTGCTAATGGAATTTCAGCTTTAAGGAGTTATCACAAAGAATGGGATGATAAGAACAAAACTTACAGATCACATCCCAAACATGATTGGTCATCAAATTCTGCGGATGCCTTTAGGTACTTTGCTATATCAAACAAACACATTAGAAGAAGGACAAAATTCCCTGATGAGAATATTTTTGGAAAGGATGGCTTTTATTAATGGACCGAAAAGAAGTAATGAATATTTTTCCCATAGAGGAAGATAATGTTGTACAAGTTTTATGGTTACTTTCTCTAATAAAAGAGATGGAGTTTGGACAACTTACAACTACCTTTAGAGTGCATAACAAAAGGATAGAAGATATTACAGTACAGAGCTTTAAGAAGAAGAGATTTAGCCCAGAGGACACCAAAATAATAATGAAACATTTAACATCTAGATGAAAAGTCCTTGACAAGGAACCCATAGTATGGTATACTATAAGATGTAAAAGTTAGACTACCGAAAGGAAACCCTATTAGGAGTCTGTGTTTTGCACATAAGTGAGTTGTGTGTAGGACATAGGCTCCTTTTTTTATTTATTATGGCAAAAAAGAAAAAAAAGAAAGTCGATGTACTAGAGGAAATAAATAACCCAGTAGATCAGTACATATTACACTTTGCCGAGAGCAGAGACAACAACAAAAATTTCAAGAGCACTTTAGATGATAAAGAAGACATGCTCATTGGGAAGATTTCCGATGATTTAACTCTAAACACTGCTAAATCAAGGATATTTGATCCTAGATTATCAACAATAGTAATAGAAAGAGTAGCTAGAATAGCAGCTAAATTACCTACAGGTAAGGCTTATGCTACATCTAAAGATGACATTGGTAAAAACAAGTTAATGAATCTATTGTTAGAAAGGTATGTATATAAAAATGCTAATTCTCAATTTGACTTTCTAACTAAAATACGAATGGTAGACCTGTATTCTTTGGTGTATGGTGTACAGTTTGCACTAGTTGATTGGGTGGATAATGACAAGTATGAAGGCCCTGATATGTGGGTACTTCCTATAAGGGATTGTTTTCCACAACCAGGTGCAGTTTCTATAGAGGAATCAGACTGGTTTCAGATTGCAACACTAAAATCACTAGATTGGATAGAATCAAGAAAAGGGTTACCTGGTTGGAAGAATATAGACCAATTATTAAAAGAGGTCAAAGGTACAGCAGGAACAACTAGATCGGACCTAGATGCTGAGAGAAGCACTGAAATACAAAGACTAAGAGAGCCTAATGTAGCAGGAGACAAAAAGAATCCTAAGGTACAAATCATTACAGAATATCAAAAAGATAAGTGGGTAACATTTTCAGCGGAACACAGACTAATACTCAGAGAAATAGATAATCCACACAAGAACCATGAGCTACCAATAGTAGCTAAATACTCTTTCCCATTAATGGACTCCATCTATGGACTAGGTGAATTTGAACGAGGGAAAACTCTACAATTCGCAATAAACTCCCTCATAAACCTTTACATGGATGGAGTCAAGTTTAGCTTATACCCACCTATCCAAATAAACGAGGATGGTGTTGTACCAAGCTCAATTAAGATGGCTCCAGCTGAGAAGTGGCTAGTAGATAGACCTAATGTAGACGTTCAGGTAACTCAGTTATCTCCACAAGGACTTAATACATTCCAGTCGACCTATAGTTTCTTAATAGCAGCATTAATGAATCAAGGTGGAACTACAGACACATCAGTTTCTAAAGAGACAGATATATCTCTAGGTAAGACACCAGAGGCTCTAAAGATGATAGAGAGGCGAGAGAACTCTAGGGATAGTTGGGATAGATATATGTTGGAAGAGTTTTTACTTAATGTAGCTAAGAAGTTTATTAACTTACTTAGTAGGAATCTAAAGAAGCCTATAGCTTTAAGGCTTTTTGGGGCAGAAATAGAAGACTTGATTGAGTATTACCCAGACACAGTTGAAACATTTGATTCTTTCGGAAAAGACAAAATAAATGGTAGGGCAGAGGTAACAATAAAAAGAAGTATGTTAGGAACTAAGTGGGATTACATTATTGACGAAGGTTCAACCATTAGAAAAGACCCAGAAGAAGAGCAAAAAACACTGACAGACATCTTAAAGATAGCTTTAGAAGGACCAACACTTGAAATGGAGTTAAATAAGAGAGGACAGTCTCTGGATGTAGCAGAATTATTTAGAAGGTGGCTATCAAACAGAATACAAGATTGGAACAGAATAATTGTAGATCAAGAGATACAACCACAAATGCCACAACAACAGACAGAACAACAAGTACAACCAGGTATAGTCCAGACACAAAACATGTCACAAGATCCTGAAATTAATAATGTATTAAAAGAAATTTTATCCGTAACAGGAGGAATAAGGGGTATTCCTAATGGCTAATAATGCAGTAGTACCAGATAAAACAGCCATATTAAATGTTGTAAAACAGATGAGGGTTGAGCAAGAAGTAGAGAAAGGCGGGAGGATAGATAGGAAAGACGAAGCACTCTACGAACTCGCACAAATGAGTGGTTGGAAAGTATTAAGGGAGTATTTAGAAAGAAGGATAGAACATCTTAGTAATCTTGAAGATCAGAAGATTAACGAGATGAGTTTAGCAGAAATAGGAATGAGACACCTAATGGTCAGCCAAATATTAGCTGAGCTTAAAAATGTCATCAAGAAGGTCGAAAGATCTAGTAAGTTTGTAACGGAGGATGTTGATGAACAAAACGCTTCCACCGTCAAACGATAAGAAGTTTTGGGGTGAAGACTCTGAAACTATACTTATAAAAGAACCAGAAAAAGTGTTCAAAGCAGAGGGTGGACACAGATGGGTACAGCAAGGGCCATACCTAGTTTGCCGTAGCTGTGTATTAAAGCACTCTGTCTATATAGGGATAGACAAGAGATTGGTGGGCTTTAACGAAGATGGAACACCAAAGCTAGAAAAGTATTGATAGCTGCCTTGTGCTTGGGAGACGACCCCCTGCCCAGTCTCCTCGGCACTATGTAGCTATCAAGCTACCCCGTTAGCAGCCTGAACGGGAACCGAAAGTTAGTGGCTAGTATAAATTTGGTTTAGCAAACCAGGGGGAATAAATTATGTCGGAAGTACCAAATACCGAACAAAAAATGGCAGAAGCTACAGAAGTAGCTCCACAGGAGTCTTCTGAAGCAGAGGTCTCGCCAACCGAAGACGTGTCTAAGGAAGAAGAAGTCGTGTCAGACGAACCTTCTGAAGACGTAAAACTTGACCAGTCTGACAGAGCAAAAAGTAGGCAACAGGAATTAGCAAATCGCCTAAAAGACTCGGAAATTGAGAAAGACAATCTCCGAAAAGAGCTTGAAAAAGCCAAAGTTGATAGTGAATCTAAGAAATTAGAACCAGTAGAAACTGAAGCTACAGAGTCACTAGATAGTTCTGAATTATCTTTTGAACAGTTAGATAAGTATATAGAACAGAAGGCAGACAAAAAAGTCAATGAACTTCTTAGTATTAAATACAAAGAAGAAGCTAGACTTAAAGCTTTTGAGAGGGGTGTTTCTTCTATAGAGAGTAAGTACAAGGAGCTTAATCCTGATAGCGATGCTTTTGATTCTGAGTTGTCCAGTACAGTTACTCGACTGTACAGAGAAGCTAGTAAAGTCGATCCAAGTACAGGTATCGCACCTGATATAGACGTTTACGACTTCGTACAGAGTGTCATGTCCATTAGAGATAGTGGAGCTGACAAGGCTGTGTCAGAGGTCAAGAAACAAACCGTTTTACAGGAAGCAGCTTCAGCTGTTACACCGTCAAGCGAAAAGGTTGTGACACCAACCACAGAAGAGAAACTGGAAGAGCTACTTAAAACAGGACAGATAACTGCTAAAGAGGCCGAACAGTATCTCAAATAGTATTTAAGTTTTGAAGGAAAAAATAAACTATGGCAAGTACATCTGCAACATTAAGTCAGCTTATGCAGACTTATTACGACAGATTGTTCATAGACACTGCAAAACACTCTTTAGTTTTCGAACAGGGTGCACAAGTAAGACCTTTACCACAAGGTGAAGGTAAGGTAGTGAACTTCTTAAGATATAGTCCTTTGACTATTATCACTGCACAAACTTCAGAAGGATCTAATCCTACTGCTGTTAATCTTAGTGCTACTAATGTTAGTGCTACAGTCTCAGAATTTGGTTCTTATACCACGATTTCTAAGCTGTTAAAGCTTACATCTATAGACTCTAAGATGAAAGGTGCTGTTGAAGTCATGGCTCAAAATGCTGGTGAGTCCAGAGATCAGTTGGTAAGAACACATGCGTTCTCCGACAAGGGTACAACTCAACTCGCTGGTGGAAAGGCCTCACTTTCACTTGTAGCTATAACAGATACAATGAGCTCATCTGAGATCAGGAAAGCTGTTAGATCACTCAAAGTCGCTAAAGCACAAAAGTATGATGATGGTTATTTCTTAGGAAAAATCGGACCTTACTGTGCTTACGACCTAATGGGAGATGACACTTGGGTAAATGCTCACACATACAAAGACGGTATGGAGCTTTACAGAGGTGAAATCGGAAGACTACATGGAGTAAGGTTCATTGAGACGACAAATCCTCTTGAGACTGCAAATGAAGGTACTTCAAACGCCGACATTATGCACACTTTCATTCATGGAAAGAATGCCTTTGGTATTA